GGTTTGTAATCGTCCCTCATGTCCAGTTTGTAATCAACAGGGCGAAGCGCATTAACGAACGCAAGACCAAGTTGAGTGTCACGAACATCTGCCTTGTCGCGCAAGTCCGAACGGTTTTGAACGGTGCCGTAGACGTAGGTGGTGGTTGCAGAATCCCCAAGTTGAATTTGGTTGTCGCCGGTTACGGCAGCATCTGCGCCCAATCCAGAGCAATTAGTGTAGGTATTAAGGGTGGCTAGAGCTTGGTAACCAACAGAAGTATTAAAAGTTGCCGTTGTTGAAGTTGTGTCAACAAGAGCTCGATATCCAATAGCAGTGTTCCCAGCACCAATAGGACCAATGCCAGTATTATATCCGATACACGTATTGTTATTTTGAGTAGTAACACCCGTTCCAGCAGACCTTCCAAAAAAAGTGTTTTGAGTGCCACTAGTGAGTGAAATACCCGCGTTCATGCCAACAAGAGTATTTGCTATTCCGGTGGTTTGGGCATTGCCCGCATTTAACCCAAAAACAGTATTATTTGCTCCGCTTGAAATCCCGTTACCAAGCCTCAATCCATTAACTGTAGTGTTCCCGCTAATGACCGGAGTTGTAATTGTGGGGCTAGTTGATAAAACTACTGATGTAGTACCAGTAGAAGTAGTTACCCCGGTTCCACCGTTAGCTACAGCTAAAGTACCAGCAAGAGTTATCGCACCCGAAGTTGCAGTACTTGGTGTAAGTCCGGTAGTGCCAGCACTAAAAGTTGTAACCCCGCCACCACCACCAGCGTATTGCGGAATGTTAAGCACATTGCTTACAAACGTAGCCGCACCGCTTGTGCCAGTCGTTGTTAGCGTAATGGGCGCTTGATAGTCTGTTCCGGCTGCGGCAGCGGTAAATGCGCTAGTACCGTTACCTTTTAAAACCCCAGTTAGCGTTGTCGCACCCGTACCGCCGCTACCAACTGCCAAAGTCGCAGACAATCCTGCGGCTGTTCCGGTGGTATTTTGGTTTAGCGTAGGAATATCAGCGGCTACTATTGCCCTAAACGTAGGTACGCCATTTGATCCGTTTGGTGCAGCCAAAATGTAATTTGCTGTTTTGCTTGCGTATGGGTTTTGCGTATCTCCATAATTAGACGAAAGAGCAATTGTCGTAGCGGCACTACCATTAAAACTTGTACCGCTTAAAGGACTACTAATAGTCAGGACATTAGCTACAGACCCAGCCGATCCAGTTGTATTTTGGTTTAAAGTTGGGAACGTGCAATTTACTAGGTTACCGGAAGTTGGAGTACCTAAAACGGGAGTGACAAGCGTTGGACTGGTAGCAAAAACCAAAGCACCAGAACCCGTCTCGTCCGTAACCGCAGTAGCTAGATTTGCGCTAGTTGGGGTTCCTAAAAACGTAGCTACTCCCGTGCCAAGTCCCGAAACACCAGTAGATATAGGCAAACCATTGACATTTGTTAGTGTGCCGCTGGTAGGAGTTCCTAGTGCGGGGGTTACAAGTGTTGGAGAGTTCGAAAGAACAACCGAACCGGAACCAGTTGAAGTAGCAACCCCAGTACCACCGTTGGGTACTGTCAAAAAATTTGATAGAGTAAGATTTCCAATGACAGCAGTAGCGACGTTACTTGCAGTGACGTAAGAGCTTGCTACGTTGAGAGTCGTGATGTTAGCAAGCGTAGCCGTTAGGTTAGTAACATTGATACTTGTCACGTTGGCATTTGTGACATTGCTCGTGCCACTTGTTATTGTGACATTGGCAAGAGTCAGGTTATTCAGCGTAGTGACTGTGTTTCCTAGCAAGACAGACGTATTGCCGATAGTGATCGGCGTGTTGAAATTGCTGTCTAGTTTGGCAAGAGCGATACTTCCGCTAAGATTTGCAAAAGCAAATGGGACAGTCATTAGAACCTCACTCTCAATTCGTGTTCAAACTCAAAAGTATTCACTGTGTAACCGGCGTTGTTACTGTTGATTGTCAAGCCAAGATACTTTCCGTATTGTTGGGCATCTGATTTGTACAGAGCATACCCGTAAGACGTCTCCCATCCAACCGTTTGCAAGCTATTGTTTTGCCACGTCACTGGTTGAAGGGAATTGTTAATCCAAACAACAAAGTTAGTGATTGTATAAGCCCCCGTAGACCCAAGGCCTTGCTCGTTGTCCACGCTGATAAGAAGCGTAGACGATGCTTGCAACTGTGCTTCGATACCAAACTTCAGTGCCTGCTTGGTGCGTATGGGATCACCCATAGGCATCAAAGCAGTCTGAATCATTGATGCTATGTTAGCAGTAGAATTAGCATAGAGACGGTAGAGGTTTGAGCCTTCTGTCCCATATAGGCGAATGACCCCCGCTGTAGGGACGGAAGTGATGTAGTCCAACGCTCCTTGGGAGGTTAAAAACCACTTCTTCTCGAAGAACACGGCTTGGACCTTTCTCGCTCCAACTACCGGGTCGTTGTAAGTGAAGGAGAATGCCGCGCATAGTATGTTGTTCAGTAACACCTGGCCTCCGCTAATAGGAGAGGCAAAGTCTATGAGTTGAAATACCCCGTCTAAAGCGTCTGACAACTTGCTGGTAGTAGATCCGACCAGGGAATAGATCCCGTAGTCGTTCATAAACAGCACAGAGCGGAAAAACGGGTAGATGGCGTAGATACGCTTGGTCCCTACACTTGCAGATACGTTGGTGTTGGTAAATAAAGTTTGACCGTTGGTGTCAACGCGAACGTCAGAGAAGACATTGATGCTTGTCTCACCAAAGATGTACAAAAAATTATTGGCTGAAAGAAGTGCACGGATGTTGCCGTGCAGCGTAGAGTCAGACAACGTGAGAGATCCAGCAGAAATGCTGGTGAAATCGCTATACGAGTCTGCGGCAGAGTAGTAGACAGTACGTCCGGCAGCCACCCATGTTCTACCAGAGAACGTGGCGGTAGAAACCAACTGTTCTGTGTTCACAACTGCGGTGACATTAGCAGCAGTTGTAAAACCACCACCTGAAAGTGTGACATTGGCGGTGGTGTACCCAGCCCCAGGGTTAGTCATCACAATCTGCGAGACTGTGTTACCGAGAACAATGGCTGTAGCAGTAGCTGGAGTGGTGTTAGCACCGCCGATAGCTACCGTTGGGGCTGACGTATAGCCAGACCCACCGTTGTTGAGCAGGATGCTGACTGTGCCGGTCTTGAACGTGACGATCTGAGCTATGGCATTAGCACCAGACCCTCCACCACCCGAAAAAGTTATGGTGGGAGATGACGTATATCCACTGCCTGCATTTGTCAGAGATACGCTGCTTACGCCACCAGTCGAAATGACTGCATTGGCAGTAGCAGATCCGCTGGAGAAAGTCACAGCAGGGACAGAAGTGTATCCAGACCCTGCTTCAACAACCGAAATGGCAACAACAGCGCCAGCACTGATGCTGGCAACCGCTGTAGCTTGGGTTCCACCCGTGATATTGGGTGCTCCGATGGTCACGTCAGGTACAGCCGTGTATCCAGAGCCACCAGCAGTCACAAAAACTGACCTAATTCCACCAGATCCGGTGACGATCGTCGCCGTGGCTACTGCTTGCACCCCGTTAGCATCATTTGGTGCACTGATCACTACGTTAGGTGCAGACGTGTACCCAGAACCTGGGTTTGACACTGCTATCAGGCCAACAGACCCTATAGAGACTACGTTAGCGCCGTTCCAGCTTGACAACCCCTTGTCTGTATCGGCAATTATCAGTCTTTCGTTCTTCCACTGGGCCGCACTGACGTTTGCATTGCTAAATGTGCCTGCAACGGCCACGTTACTGGTCACATTGCTGGTCAGATTGAACGCTTGCGCTCTACCGTCTATTTGAAAACTGACTATGTAGTCAGATACATTGATGTTTGTAGACGTTAGGAAAGAAGTTGTGTTGCCAAATGCGACAACATTGCCTGTGCTGTCTCTAACGGCTTCTTGAGCAGGAACAATTTTGATGTTGGAGTCGCCAATTGGCATGGCGTTTTCCAACCACGAAAATTCACTGTCCTTGATGGCTGTTCGGTTGGCTTTTGTGTTTATGCCACCAAACGTCTTCAGGACAGTGTATCTTTTTTGCTGTTCCTGAGATGCCATGTTAGTAAGGACTGCTATACGGGTCCGGAATCCTGCGCGTGAAGACCGAATTCAACACGCTCTGCACTTGACGGTTGTACTGCTGGAGAAAAATCTCAGATTCACCGTAGCTTTGTTCTTTGTACTTTGCCTTGTAGGCCGCGTAGAACGCCACAGGAACCGTGTACGGGTCGTTGATAGCGTCATTGACCGTAGGATTGGTCAAAACCAGCGGAGAAGGCAGGATAACCGTATCCACTTCCATGCTATAGGACTGGTCAGGGATAGGTGAGATGTAAATTTGCGATTGACCATACGTTGAGAAGCACACGGGCCGCCCAACGTAGTTTTGCCAGTAACGCAACTGGGCGTTGAAGTTCGTCCAGGGAAGGTAACGCAGAGGAATCCTAGAATTCCCCCAGTAGATCGTCAGGTTGAGTACATCCAAAGTCTGCGAACCATTAGGTAACGACGAAAACGGGATGACTTCTGCATTCTGAACGTACAGCAAACTGGCTGTGCCGTTGGTAAAAGCGGTTGACGGAGGAAAATTATATCCAGAAGCGGGGTACGGAGGAGATGTAGTCCCCAGCGTTCCACCTACTGTAACTTCGTAGATAAAGATATTTGAAAATATGTACTGTCCTGCGGTGACAACAAGTCCAGCAGACCAGATAATTGCGGCTGTGCCGTCTGGTGCGAGTGGTGTAGCAGAAATTTGCAGGGTACGCAGACAACCAGTGTCCCGTACTACCCTTTCACGCCCATCATTGACGTAATCCGTAATCTCTTCGTTAGACCAGAAGTTTCCATTGGCATCGTGTAGAAGCCTGCGAACGTCTGTGATATACGAATTTAGGGTTGCCATAGTTGCCTATTGTAACCCTCAGGAGACTTTTCCCCCTACCCCTACTTTTTTGACGGGTAGGGGTACTACGCCTACCGCCGAGGGAATGCGGTCCTGCGCTGAATGTTGGCCGATGCGAAACATAGCCAACCGTTCAAGTCCGATTTCAACATCCGACGAGTGGGTTGCAAAACCCAGACGGACTGCGTATGGGAGCTTGTCATCATCCTGGTAACCAAAGATGTGCCTAGCAGCCTCGATAGGAACTGACGTAGGCACACCTTTTTTAAACTTATAGTCAACACCTGCATGACGATCAGCCAAGTCGGTGTCACTACAGTTGGTTACGTAGACTTCCATTAGAACGATACCGAATCACCGTAGATACGAATGTCAACAATGGCCGATGCCGCGTTGGTGACGTTCAAATACAATGCCGAGGTATTCGCTCCGTTGACTACCGTGGTCAGTGCGTAAGGGCTGGCAATCGTTAGGTCTTGGAACCTGTTAACAGCAGTCAAATTTGCTAATGAGACTGTTGCTACAACCGCATTGCTAGTGTTGCCATCATTGGATGTCGTGATATTCACGTTAGCCAAAGATGCGTTAGCATTTGCGTTCTGTAACGTAACCCGACGAATAATTACCTCTCCAGATCCTGTTAGCGACCCACTATTTGTGAGGCCGCCTCCAAAGAACGGGATAGCCACTACCGCATTTCCAGCCGTTGCCAAAGAGACTCCGCTGGCACGTGCTATTGCATAGTTACCAAAAGAGTCTGGCAGGTTTGCTCCAACTGCATCTGCGTTCGCCATGTTTACTCCTTAGCTAGTATACGTGGAGTTTGCAGTCAAACCACCGTTCACCGTCAAGAAGGTGATGGTGTTTGCAGTCGTGGTCGAGTTGGCAACTACGTTCACACCGTCACTGATCAGCACGCCACCAGTGTTTGCTGGGGTCAGCAAAACCAACGCGGTTCCGTTGTTAGCGTAGATCTGGCTGTTCAGTGTGGGGAACATCAGATATACGCCAGCAGGAACTACGTTACCGGCAACGGTTGCGGGAGCGATCAGAGTCTGAGTGGTGAAGTAAGCACCAGCCGTGTTGCTATTAGCACCGGCGATCAGGATCTTGTTTAGGGCGAGAGCCATGTTTCTCTCCTTACAGGGTCAGCGAGTTGTAAGAACTAACCCGAGTCATAGACTTCGGTTTAGTGCTAACCAACTCAGCAATCATCAGCACTGCGCCGACGTAACCAATCTGCCAGTTAGGCAGAGTGGACTCAAACCCAGTAAACACAAACGAACCCTGCTCGTGGATGTACAGGTTCAGGTAGTTCGTGTTGACAAAGTAGACAACGCCTTCTGGGCAGTACGGATCTGGATAGATCGGCACACCAGCAACCATCAGTGCACGGAACGCAGCCTGTGGCCCGTTGTTGTCACCATCAAAGGCAGAGCCTGGGGTGATGGTGTACTGCTCTTGACCAACAAAGTCTTGAGCCAACAGAGTCCAAGTACCGAATCCGCAAACACCAAAGCTAGGCACTTCTGCACCGTTCTTCACGGTTCCAGAAATGTATTGCAGGATGTTCTGACGGGTTGGGTTGACGTTACCAGCGTTGTAGACCTTCGACTTCCACCAAGTGTAGGTGTTACGGTTGATGTTGCCGTAGGTCACTAGGTTCGTACCATCGTCAATCGCGCCTGGGAGGCCGATAAACTGCTGGGTGTTTGTTGTGTTGTTGTACAACGATGTCGCCATCGCGTCCATCATCACGTTGGTCGCATCGTTCATCCGTGCTTCGATCAGCGGGATAATTGCTGCGTCCTGCTGGACTGCACCTTCCATCCCAAGGAACGGGACTGGGGTGATCATCAGCTTGAGGTTGAACTCAGCGTTGTAAGCACCCTGTTGGACAGACGGTTGAGCGAACGAGCCGCTGTAGTCTGACCACTGTGCGTTTACAAACTGAGCGCCCTGGACGGGCACTGTTACAGAAGACACACCGCCGCTGGCTTGCTGACTGTTAGCAATCAGTGCTGCGAGAAGAGGGGTCGAGTTATAAAGCTGTACAACCAGCTTCGGGATAAATGCCCTACGAGTGACGTAAGTTAACTCAGTGTACTGAGTTGATCCCGTTGCCGGTAGAATTCCGCCACCAATAGGCATAACGATCTCCGGTGAGGTTTACAAACCAATAGGACGATTCGGTCGCCGCAAATCTTGCAACGCATTGACCGCTTCGTTTCTTGCTGCGCTAATAGGGTTTTTCCAATACTTATTCAGATCAAATTTCTGAATAACTTGTGGATTGTACCCAGAAGGTGTGGGTGTCGCGGCTTGCTTCATCCACTCGTGATACTCAGCGGCGGTCTCGTGATTAGTGATACCGCGCTCAAGCATGATTTTCTCAATGCCCTTGATATCATCGTCAGAACTTGCCAAGCCCTTTTGCTTCAACGAATTGCGACGTTTTTGCAGTTCTTCCACGGCGTCACGCTCTCGGAGTTTGTTTTCCAGAGATTGAACTCGTGCTTCTGCTGCTGCAACGGCAGTGTTGGTGGAATCTTCAATTTCCAGTTCTGGAATCGGAAGATCAGGCTTAACCTTCTTGGTCATTCGCAAAAATTCTTTGCGAGTGGAAGGATTCTCAGCAAGTTGCTGGGCCAATGCCGCGAGTTCATCGCGAGCATCGACTGATAAGTTTTCAAGTGACATTGTTACCCTCGTTACAATGTGGTTTAGATGACGCGCTTGCCGTCAGCAGGTTTTTGCACTGCCATCTTGTTCTTAGAAACATCAGATGGCTTGTCAAGACCGCCGAAGCGAGCAAAGCGTGGTGTGTTTACGATCTGGCCGTTTTCCTGACGGTCGTCAGTTGGGCGGCGGGGAGCAGAAGCTCCGCGTGGCTTAAAGAGGTCCATTGCTTATCCTAGTCCAGGGGGTTTTGGCGCACCTGCGCCAGGGGGCGTCATTCCCGGAGGCGGGGCTGACTGAATCGCACGGGACTCAGGAGTCATGCCACCGGCTTTGGGTAGCGTCTGCAACATTTGCAGAATCTCTGACTGCTGGAGTTCTCCAGTTTCATTACGCTTGCCGCCCAGCAAACCACCAAGTTTGCGAGAGGCTTCAAGAATTGCTTTGCCTTCTTCCGAATCTGCACCGACTGATGGGAGAGACTGGTCAAGAAGATCAAGCGCAATAGAAATATTGATCATTGCTGCTTCACGAGTGCCCATCTGCTTTTCAGGAGTGGACATTGGAGCAGCCATAGGAGGCGTCTCAGGGGACGAATCCGCTGGAGACGGAGGAGTTGGAACCGGTGCATTGGCACTGCGGTCGCCTTTCATCAACTCCATCAATTTATCTGCTGGTACGCTCATGTGCGACCTTTTATACCTAATTACAATTCAAGTCAAGTGAGAGGCTCATCGCCCACCTCCCGCAGGCCGGTTCAAAAACCTGTTACGTTCGGATTACTTCCGACCTTTACGACCACGACGTGCCATGACGATCTCCTGGTTACGGGGCCACTTGAGAAGGGCAAGCAGCCATACCCACCAAACTAGTTAAGAATTACCGGCGAGTCTTGCGACCGCGTTTCATTGCGTTGTACATTTAAATTACCTTCGTGTGTAGTCACGGGTCATGCGGGAGGAATTACCCGCACTGCCCATCCTATTCGTCTGTGTACGGTACGTCAAGGATGGAGTTGTCTGTCGTGAATCCATGCTTTTAGCGGTGACGCGGGGCTGATCCCCGGTCTTTGTGTAGCCTTGCGTGACCATTATTGCTCCTTTGGAGGTTGCATAGCCGCTTGCTGGGCTTGTGCGGCTTCCATCTTCTTGAGACGGTCTTTCAATTGTTGTTTCATAGGTGGTTCAAGCAAGTCTAGCAAGGATTCCTTGTCAATGACTTGTGCTTTGAACAGATTGAACGCCAATTGACGCAAATCTTCCATGAAGATGGGTGAATTGCTGTGTGCATCCACTTTTACAGCGTAATTCTTGGGCAATTGCTCGGCAATGAACCGATGTCCCTTGGTATCCGTGTAATGAGTGTCTGGATACGCTTGCATGAGCTTGAGATACAGAGTCGCCATCTTTTCTAGCGAATCTTCAATGACAAGCGCCCGTTTTTTGGCACGAGATGACCCTAAACGGGCAAGTTGACTGGCATGACCGGACGATCTCACCCCGGATTCGCCCCGTCCTTGCAAGACGGAGACGATGCCCGATGCCTCTTCGAACATCAGGTCAATTTCACCGATCTCACGGAAGAGATCTGGCGGCATTTGCGGGGCCAGCTTCTCAACCTTGGCGCTTGGCATATCTGTCGCCAAGATTCCGCCTGCACGGTTGAGAGCAAAGTTCTTCTCATCGAGGATTCCAGTGAATCCGATGAGTGCCGTTGGTGGGCTGACTTGTTTGGACAGGATGTCCAGGATCTCCACCATGCGCTTGTTACGCATTTGCTGGAGAAATATCAGACGGGATACTTCTGACTGACCCCAGTAGTAATCGTAGAGCGGCAGTGGACAAATCTGGATGAAGGGCAGCTCGCCTTTCAAGAAGACGGTTGCGCCAGGGCGATCATAGATAATGACATCAGGATCTGCGCGGGTGACCACTTGGTAATCGCAGGTCTCATCGTTCCAGACCCAGAGTTCCGTCATCTCAACGGTTTCTTCGGAAACTTGTGCTTTGTAGCGATTGCCGCCAGAAAGATCGAGGTTGGCGTTCCCGTAGAGCATCGGGTCCGTCTGGCTCATGATAATTCGCTGCACACCGTTGGCAACTTCGGTGCGCTCGTGCTGCATATACGACACGCGCTCTACAATCTTTTCCCGTTGAGGGTGGCTATAGAGACGGTTGTAGAGTTCAGACTTCGTGATGTAGTAAGTCTGAATTATTGCTTCTTGTCTGTCGGTGTATGGAGTGTCCTCTCGTAGGACTCCCATGCTGGCCGGTTCCACGAGATACGGATGAATACCGTTTCGATAAACCAGTTTAATAAAGGTGCTGTTGTAACACAGAGACCATGATACCGCTGTCGAGAATACTTGGTCAGCATTGCTGTTTAACCATTCATCGTTGAGTGCGCGGGTGAGGACCGGGAGTTTGGTCTGCTCTTCATCTGGGACTGCCGCACCCAAGTCTATGGAGAATCGAGTGGTCTCGGCAGAGTAGAGGAAGGATGACAACTGATCTATGTGGGGAAAGATCTTGTTGTACATGGCCGGTGCTTCGTCCGGTCCGTTCCCAAAGAGATACCACGAGCGAAGACCTCCGTAATCGGTGCGGCGTTCTGGCATGGAGACGCTGCACTTGTGGATTAGGTCTAGGTAGAAGTTTTCTCGTTCTACCGGCTCGCTCGGAATTCTCATGGTGCTATTGCCAAGTTCTCATGGTCAGAGATGTAACTCGCCGCTTTGGGTCCCGTGAGATTACCAGTATCTTTCGGGTTTACGCCAACAGATTCTCCACGAACCGACTGAGCGACTTGTCCGGCAAGTGCTGCTTGCATATTGATGTTGTTGAAGTTGCCACCCCAGATTGCGGCATCGCCTGGGCGAGGCTCTCTCTCTTTTGGCTCTTCAGGGATTTGATGGTGATGGTAACCGGATTGTGTGTCACCTTCACGGGTGGACTTAATGTCGGACATCTTGAAGTCTTGGGCGAGGCCGCGCAGGTTGCGATCAGCCTGCTTTGTCTTGTCTGATTTGACAGCAACTGGTTTCAAGAAAACCATGTTGAGTTCTGCTGTGCAGAATTTGATAGGGCACTCAGGCTCATAAGATTCGAAGAGGCCGTGAGACGCGCAAAGATAGTCGTGGAGTACGCTCATGATTCGTCCAAAGTAGGATAAGAGTAATCGTGACGATTACGGGGGCCGATAGATAGTTTGAATCCGTCAGGGGACTTGACGATCCCCATGTGCGAGAAGATAGCAGGTTCTGCAACCTTGCGGTAGTCAACGTATTGGGTTTGGTCTTTGCGTCGCATGATTCGCACTCGGCCTTCCCGCCACGCTTGGTAAGCGGAAGAGACCCGACGTTGTGTGGTCTCGCTCATGGGTGCGTTCTCGTAGATAAAAACGTCCGCCAAGTATTCTCTGGAGATTCCGCATAGGTCAGCAAACTTCTGAATAGAAATACCGCGTTGCTTATCCTTGAGGAATCTACCAACCAAGAGTTTTAGCTCTTGTTTAGGAATGACGGTATTCAAACTTATAGCCCTTGTCTTGCAAGAACATCAGGAAGTCTAGTTCACCAAAGACGTTATCGCATTCTTCTGCGGTGTGTCGCAAGGCAATTGATTTGTGGCCGATCAATTTTCTACTTGGTGCGTGATGACCGACCAGCCGCTCAAGGTCAATGTCATCGTGTAGGCCTGGACCCATGTACTCAATCGAGAAGTGTTTGGCAATGTTCAACGGCGCATACCGGATACCCAAGGATTCCAGTTGAGGACGCAGCAAACCTGAGAGTTGAACATCCTCGTTGATGAACGGCTGTTCTGTGTACAGCGCGTGTACAACACCGTGCTTACTGGGTGCTTGCAAGAACTTGCGTGATCGCAGAGAGAACCCGCCGTTCTGCACAACGATAGGATCCTTCACATGAACCCACGAGAAGTGGAACATGGCTTGGTTACCGGATATACCCATATGGGTAGGAGCGCCCACATAGTCGTACTCGTAGTACTCGTCTGTAAAGTTCTTACCGTTGATGACCCAACCGTCATCTTGTACAACTAAGCAGTACTCAGTGTCGATGTAATGCTGGAGGCAGTACATACAAAACATTGAGTATTGGAAGTAATCCAAGGGTGCTGTTTGTTTCCAAGCAATATGGTCTGGCAAGGAAGGAGGTCTTTCAAGAGAGATCAGCAGACCCCGGCTTCCGGGCAACTGGGTCAGGCTCTCAACAAGACTTGGGATAGTGGCTGCACCGTTAGTGTGGCCGTGAATAGATACGATTGTGAGATCAGTGTGTAGAGCCACCGTACATCCCGATACGTTTTAGATAATTGGATACGTTACGTCCAGCAGCGATCTGCTCTGGCGTTTGGTTCTCTTGGGCATGAGACATTTCTTTCGTCAATCTCATCGCAATCAATCTTGGTTGAACCTGCTCGGCATAGGCAACAGCAGCAAGGGCACTGGCAATGACTCTATCATCTTTGCCGCGCCCAGGCGCACCGATAAACCCGCCCTCACGGACGATTCCCTTCATCTCGTCTAGCAAGTCCATAGACTTAATTTCCATCAACCCACGTTCGAAGTAATCCTTCATGTAGGTCAGCATCCGTTCCTTGGTCTGACTCGTAGTCAAGAAGCCAATGGAGTTGGATAACCCGGACATCGTATCGTTACGACGCCAGATGTAGTTCTGCATAGATCCCAGCACATCCATGATGCCGTGACCGGCAGTACCTTGGGCGGCAGCAAGACGTTTGAGGTTACGCATCTCGTTGATGACCGCCTGACCGGGACCATTGACTTCCAAGTTCAGAGTTGAATTCTTGTACGCACCGGCAAGGTGAGCAATCACCCACGCAAACTGGTAGGTATTCATCTCACTGGTCGCAAACTCCGCCACCTGCTCCATGCCATTCGCATAGACGCGGAAGACTTGGATAGAGAATCGGTCTGCCCAATCGGATGACCCATAAGCCGGATCAGCACCAATGACGTAATAGGCCGTGTCAATAGGCTGTTCCCAGATCTTCAAGGTCCCCAACTTCTCAGTTGACTTCAAGACATCCGTGTCTTGGAACATTGCCCCGAAAGCATAGCGGAAACATTCCGGGTGCAACTGGCGAGACTTCTTCGCAGCGTCAGTACACCGGGAGTTTGAGAAGAAGCTCGTACCAGTCATCACGAATGCGTAGTCTTCCGTAGGAGGAAACTCCTGGTACATCAGCGCATCGTCCTTGATCCCCTCGTGCAGCTTCCATCTCCACCACGCCATCTGCCTGCTGTTGATCTCCACCCCGTACAACTTCTTGATGTCCTTCACCCACTCTTTCTCTTCCCCTGTTAATTTGCCATCCCAGTAAACCTTATAAACATCCGTCTCTGCTTCTACGGAATAAAGCTCATTTCTCCACCATCCACAGAATATAGCCCTCTGAGTTCTAGCCTTCTTAGCCGTCACATACATATCGTGGAACATATTAAACCCACGAGCAGTACTCTCAAATAAATACAACCTCTGAGGATTGGTCTCCGCAAGAGATGCCAAGAGAGACGCTAGGCCCTCCTCATCTCCCCAACTGGATGTCTCAGTACCATGCAGGTACGTTATCGCCTTACCGCGCCCCAGAGACCCCTTGGAACGCAATCCAGCCACCTGATAAAACAACCGACTACGGTTCTTCAACGAGATGTGGTTTCTGTTGTGAGCAATAATAGGTACTTTATATTCTCTGGGCAACCCATCTATATACATAGACAAGGTACTACGGAACATATCCCTGTTCTCTTCCGTATCTGTAGTCAACGTACCCTGTAATCCAGGATGTACAAAATGCCAATAAAGATCTAATGCCAAAGAGATGGTAGTTATCCCTAACTGTCTACCCTTTAATATCACAAAGAAATGAATATCATCCTGTAGACCCTTGGCTATCTCATCCATAATATATGTCTGAGTACCCAATAACCTATCCATCTTCCTGAGACCATGTTCTTTAGTCTCTATTTTAAGTTCACTACAGAACTTGTAGAACTGAGCCAGATTAAATGACATGAATTTTTCTTGGGGGGGGAGAACCGTTGGGTGCACGCACACACGGGGGTCAAGACCCATCTCATCGGGCCTGCGGATTGGCGGATGGTAGCACGGGTCGATCGGCGGAACCCCAACCCAGGTCGATGCAGCGTGCGAGCGTGGGCGTGGATCGGAGGGAAGGGTAGAGCGTAGAGCAGGGAAGCAGAGCAGAGCAGGGGACCGAATGAGACCAGGACCATTGACGGGAAAGAAGCGGCATCCTCACTGCCAATACCCCAGACTGGCATCGCACTAGATTTATAGACCACTACCCTGTACCACATATATATATATAGGGACACTGTACAGATAGGACAGGTAGAGTACTGTATATCCATACATTAGGGAAAGTACCTATAAAAAAAAAGAGATTATCTGTTGACAGAACATAATCGGTAGGATATTATTCTCTCACTGTCTGATTTTAGACAGATATCTTATCTAGGGGAACGATATGAACAAGTCAGAACTTCGCGAAATCGTGTTGGTGATCCAGTACCACAAACTTGGCATGAAAGACACTGCGGCACGGTCACTGTCAGCATTGATCCGCAGTGCCAGGACGAACAAGAGCATTAAAGCTCTGCGTGAATATGCTGATCTGCTGGAACTTAACGATCATCCTGATTTCATCTGCTGATCTGTTGACAACGCGAAACCCTCTCCGGAGGGTCTACCGGTAGTGCCGGTACTGATGAGCGTAATCTAATCTAATCAAGAGG